TATCCCAGCTCCGAACTTGGCTCACTGATGTAAAGGGACTCAAGCCAAAGAGCATCGATCAAGAGATGAAACCCGGCTCAGGTAACCGATTGATTCATGCATTGCTTTCCAACAATTTAATCCAGGCCGACCAGTACGGATACACCGTCGTCGACGAAGCGTGGTCAAGCATCCTTAAAATGATGAAGATCAGTCTTTGATGCGGTGCAGCATTGTCAGACAACTTGGTACAAATCAGAGTTGTACCAGACCCCCCCTGGTACAAGTGCCATTTTGTACGGATTATCAGACAAGGTACAACTCGTACAAATCGCCGTACAAATCAGAGTCTAACGATATCAATGGGTTAGCAGACCACTTGTACGGACTTGTACGGACATTTGTACCAGAGCGGTATCAGAATCCGTTCCGTACAAGTTGGTTCCCCCCCCTAAAGGGGGGAACCTTTTGTACGGGACTGTACCGGGGTCGTTTTCCGTTGAAAACATTTAGAGAGAAACCTTTCTATGGTGGATAAGCTCACGGCTCACTGGAGCCGATCTCACGGCGTTTCCATGGTGGATTGAGTATTGGGATTGACTTTGGTGGGAAATGGCTTCAAGCTGGATTTAGGCCAATTTGGGAAGAGATAGAGGAAGAAATATATCTTCCCGTAAGGTTTCCTCTGTCTGCTTCCCTCTTTTCCGGCCTCTCCCTTCCTGCGCTCAGGGAATTCCCTCAAGCTTTATGCCTCTTCCCGGTCAATCAAAGCGTCTCCAAAAGTATGCGCGCGCCTGTATCGACAGCCAGGCGTCAACAATGGGAGACACAAGCAAAAGCTCAATGATTTCAGGACGTTAGAAGGGGAACGGATGGATGATTTATGCTGCAATGCGTCAGGGGGGGTATCCCCGGTTTATGTTTGTGTTGTTGTTTATGTTAACACTCACACCCACTATTCATCTTTTCACATGACGCAATGCGTTATGTGTCCCACTTAGCACTCCAAACCCGCGTTTAGGTAGTAGGAGGTGGCTATGCCCATTAAAGATTTACTGAAGAAGCAAGAAGACCCGTTCATGAACCCTGATGACCTAAGCGATTGGAAGCGTATCCCAGGCTTATTTAGGAGATGGGAGTTTGCGGAACTGATTGAAGACCATGACGCAATCAGCTTTGAGCGTGCTGGCGAGACTAAAGATGGCACTGAGCTATGGGCTCTCTACCGGCACTTGCCGTAGCTAATTAGCGGGGTCTAACATGTACTTCGCAGAATTCGTAACTTGGAGATAAATGTGCTGGTATAATTCCGCGTTTCGGGGAGTTTCTCTGTAACCTCTTGTTCTGTCTGGGGAATAAACGTCCCGAATAAACGTGTTAGGTATTTGTGATTTAGCGGAGTTTATTTGCGGGCACGGACCGCGCACATTTTTCGTGCGCCGCTAGGAAATAATTTACTTTTTCGGTTATCCTTTGTTCATGGCAGACAAGATGATGGACATGAAGAAGTTGGTCGCACGGTTTGAGCCCAATGCATTTGGTAAGCTGACGAAGCAGGACCAGGTGGATTTGGAGGAGGACACCGAGCAGGCCTTGGCATATGAGGCTGGCAATACGGTGAAGATGAATGCCCAACCGGTCGAGGCGCGGTACCTTCCGAGGCTGGCAGATATCCAGCAGAATATTTATGCGGTGCTTGAAAGCGAGAGTCGTAAGTTGGCTGACTCCAGTGTTCGCAATTACCACGAGACCTTGAGTGCGGAAGAGATTAAGTTACTTGGTGTGGTGACGCGGAGCCTTTGTCAGTTGGGGGACATGGAAAGGGGCTTGCGGCAAAACGATCAACTCAGTAGCATGAGCGATGAAGATCTCCAAAGACTCGCCGGTGAAGCATTCAAACAGTTGGAGACCAAGGGGCAAAAGAAATGACGACCTATTATTACAAAAACACCATCACTGGATTGGTGAGCCAAAACTCTGACTACTCGACTCCTCAAGCAGTGACCCGTGCTGCCGCTGACGTAGGCACGGGTTCAGAATATTTGTTTCAGAGGCTAACCGTTGGTACGGGTTCGGCTGTCCAGCCTTATAAAATTGCAGAGAATAACTCGGCAATGTCGTCTCTTAACTCAGCCATTGTCACCAATGTTGGATCATCCGGCGCAGCAGAAATATCGTTTCTTCAGTCAGACCGCGCTGATGTTAGCGCCACCCTTTCTGGCAATCCCTCCCTGGTAGCAAGTATCGGTTACAGTAGCGGAACTACTTTGCGTGGCTTTCAGTTTCAGGTGACCGGAACACCGTTAGCCGACGCTGCAACCGACGGCACTGCGACCCATGCGGTAATTACGCAAGACGGAACGTCTTATGGTCTTTTCGCCATACACACTATTGCGAACAACGGCTTAGACTTGTCGTCCACTGGCACTCAGTCCGGCTTTACCAGTGAAACAGGTGCCATCACTATTCAACTGTTGCGTAAATGCGATGTTGTTTTAGACCCCGGCGAGCAGTTGGTTGTGCCTGATTTAATCGCACCAACAGGATTAAATGAGCCAGATTCCGCTATTGGAATTAGTAACGTTGCCGCGGCTACTGCGGCGGAAGTAGAAATTTTGGTGGTGGGCGCATAATGGCTCTAGCGCAAGAAAGACGTATCCCGATCCGACTCCGCATGGCGGATGCGTCCGATGCGCCGATGGTTTACTCGAACTGGCTCAAATCATACGCGGGCCAGAACAAGCACATACCAAAAACGGTGGTGGAAAAGATTCACCGCCAGGTTGTGGGCAGACTTCTGAGCGAAGCCCATACAGTCGTTGCCGTGGTAGACCTACCAGACCTGGATGATGAAATCTGCGGTTGGCTCTGCGCGCAAAGGTCCGAAAAATTTTTTATTAGCCATTGGGGCTATGTGAAACGAGAGTATCGAAGGTTTGGTGTCATGAGCGCCATGCTAGAGATGTTCGAGTACAAGCGGGGCGAGCCAGTAATGGCCAGTCATGATTTTCCGCTTCGCAAAGATTTGCGTAAGCACAACATCATGTACGTTCCGCATATTTGCCA